ATGCTTACCGATGAATTTTTAGAAAGAGTTTTTGCGAACAAAGAAATGCAGAAAATGCCGATCGGTTGTCAATCGACCGCTGTTCATGCATTTCAAAAAGTTTTAGAAGATATGAAGGAGGAAAATCCTTATGCAGACTTATCCGCAATATTATCCTCAGATGAATAATTATGGTCAACAGTACAATCCGCAACAACCTTATATGGATAGGTTGGCAGGTTTACAGCAATATCAACAGACGTTACAACAACCGCAAATGGCAGGGATACAAATGTCCTTACCAAATCAGCCTATCGGATTGAATGGGAAAGTGGTAGATACTATAGAACAAATCACAGCGAATGATGTTCCGATGGATGGAAGTGTTGCAATCTTTCCCAAAAAAGATATGTCGGAGATTTATTTAAAGTCATGGACGCCGAACGGAACAATCGCAACCGTAGTTTATCATCCAGTCATGGAAGAGTCAAGCAATTCTGCATCAGTTCAAGATAATTTAAAAATAGGATTATCCGATGAAGTGACAGAAATATTTATGCAGAAGTTTGACGAACTCGCAAATAAGATTGAAGAACTAGAAAAATCTATGACTAAACCAATGACAAAAACAACGGTTTCTAGGACTAAAAAGGAGAGTGAGACATAATGAATCCTTTGACAATGATAGGACAAATGATAAAAAATGGAGGAAATCCGCAGCAGATTTTCCGACAGATGATGGGGAATAATCCTGCAATGAATAATCCAATTATGAAAAATGCGTTTGAAATGGCGCAAAAAGGAGACTCAAGAGGGGTCGAAGAACTTGCAAGGAATTTGTGCAAGGAAAAAGGGATTAATCCCGATGAAGCAATAGAAAAAGTTAGACAGCAATTAGGAATGTAGCATATTAGAGGTTGCCGGCATAATACTTAAGTTCCTCTTTATGAATAAAAAATAAGGAGGACATCTAATATGTTCAATACAGGTAATTGTTCCGTTCCATTGGTAGCATCTATTGATGGAAATGGAAACAACGGAAATGGTTTCGGAGATGGCGGCTGGGCATGGTGGATCATTATTCTCTTAATCTTCGGATGGGGCGGTAATGGTTTTGGCTTCGGTGGTAATGGTGGAGCAAATTCACCTGGATTACAAGGACTTGCAACAAGAGCAGATATCAATGAAGGATTTGCTCTGAACAACTTGCAGTCTGGAATTAACGCTTTGCAGCAAGGAATTTGCGACAGCACCTATGCGTTAAATAATGCAATCACAAACGGTTTCAACAACACAAACATGGGAATGATGCAGGGATTTAACGGCGTAGAACGTGGCTTCTGTAATCTTTCTGCACAGTTGGCTCAGTGCTGCTGTGATAACAGAGAAGCAATTTCACAAGTTCGTTACGACATTGCAACTCAGGCTTGCGACACAAGAAACGTGATTCAGAACAGCACGAAAGATATTATCGAGGGTCAGAACGCAGGAACAAGAGCAATCCTTGACTTCTTAACACAGGACAAGATTGCATCTCTTCAGGCTGAAAATCAGAGCCTTAAGTTCCAGGCTTCTCAGACAGCTCAGAATGCTTACATCACTGCTAATCAGGATGCACAGACAGCGGAATTGATCCGAAGACTTGGAGCTGATTGTCCGCAACCGGCTTACGTGGTTCAACCGCCACAGCCAGTCACATTTCCTAACTACAACTCTTGCGGTTGTGGATGCGCGTAATTAAATAAACTCGCCGATTTAGGCTGATAACATTTCTATGGGATAGGTCTAATGGCTTATCCCATATTGATTTAAGGAGGAAAATATTATGGCTTGTAAAAATACTTGTCGGCTTTGTGATCGCTTGGTTATCTCAGAATCAGTCGTATATACAGCCGGAATAGGTCTTGTTATAAGAATACCGGCAGGCTCTTATAACGATAAAGAAAAATATTGTATCGTTGTTGGACAGGCGATTCCTGATACAACAGTAATCAATGCTCCTGTTTTTATTCAAATTGGAACCGGAGCAGTACTATATCCACTCACACAGCCGGGGTGTGACCAAGTTACAGCATGCGGTATTAAAACCAGAACACGATATGCAACAGTTGTTCATACATCCGCAGATTCCGGTACATTCAGATTGTGTAAAAGAGTTTGTTGCACAACAAATAATTTGAGAGCAATTAACGGAGAAGGTACGGCAGTAGCACCCGGTCCGACAGGAGGTGACGCATAATGCATAAATTACATGAAATGCTAGAAAAAATAGAAGAAACTATGGCTGAACAGCTTAACAAGGGAATTGATAATGTAGACACGAAAGAATTTGGAGATGTTGCAGATATTTACAAAGACCTTATGTGTGCAAAGAAAGATTACCTTGAGGCTTGCTATTACAAAACAGTGATTGAAGCAATGAATGAATATGACCCGGAAGATGAAAAATCCGAAGATTATGAAGATTTCGATATGCGCAGATATTACCGTGGGCAGCCTAGAAGCAAGACATCTGGCAGATTTATGAGACGTGGTGATGGACGTAGAAGTTATACGCCGTATTACCACATGACTCCGGAAATGTATCGTGAACATGAACCGGAATATTATCGTGATATGGATCGGTCTGAAGGAAGAATGTATTATTCCGGTAGCGGATCTGATCCAAGATCCGGAGGAATGGAAAGATCAAATTTCACTTCTTCCGGAAGAAGTCGTAGTTATTACAGCGGTGAAGCTGGACGTGATGTCAGAGAAGGACGCTCTGGTATGAGTAGGCGTTCATATATGGAGACTAAAGAAAATCATTCCGGTAATTCCGCCGAAGAAAAGCAGCATAAAATGAAAGAGCTGGAAAAATACATGAGCGAACTTGGAACCGACATTACAGAAATGATTTCCGATGCGTCAAACGAGGAAAAAACATTGCTTAAGAATAAGTTGCAGGTACTTGCTCAAAAGGTAGTCTAAAATTTAAGGGGTCGAATCAGACCCCTTTTTAAGTAGGTGATAACATGACATTTATAATCAATAATCGAATGTGGCATATTGAATTTGTAAATGCTGCAAGTGAAAAACTACATAGAAGTGATGGCTCTTTGACAGTAGGTGTTACAGACGGGAATGACGATTGCGTATATTTATCCGATTTGCTATCCGGCGCATTTCTTAAAAAAGTATTGTGCCACGAATTATGCCACTGTTTTATGATGTCCTATAATATTTCAATTCCGATTGAACAGGAGGAATTTCTTGCAGACTGGATCAGCATTTATGGAGAAGATTTAATTTATCTTCTGGATGATTTAATGAGTGCAATGTCAAGAGAGGTGCGATATGGATAAAATAGATGAATTGTTGCAATATGTTAGGAAAACGAATCCTGAAATGACAAGAGCAAGACTGATTTTCGAGTTATCACAAAGCCGATATTCGACAGCAGGGTTGTGGAATACATATAAAAATAGTGCATTTAATAAAGGTAAGAGGTAGCCTAGTCTACTTCTTTCTTTTTACGCTTTTTTGTGGTAGAATGTTGGTATCATACGAATGGGAGGATATGAGGATGAAAAAGAAAATTTTATCAATGTTACTCGTAGGGACAATGGCTTTATCAATGACGGCTTGTGGAAGTGGAAAAGAAAGCGGAGTATCAGAAGCGGAATACGACAAGGTTGTAAAAGAACGCGATCAGTACAAGGAAGAGTTAGAAGAAATTAAAAAGAAGGAAGAGGAGAGTAAAGAAACAAAAGAATTTAAAGTAGGCGAAACATGGGAAGTTGATGGGAAGTTTAAAGTTACTGTAAATTCTGTAATCGCAACAGATTATCGTAATCAATTTGATGAAAGTAATCCAGCCGCAGTGTATGTAATTAATTATACATATGAAAATATCGGATTAAAAGAAGATTTGTATGTTAATTTTGAATCGAAAGTTGTGGACAATGCCGGAAAAGTGGCAAGTTCTTATCCCGGTGATACTGAAAAATATCCAGAATCAGTTCCTACAGGAGCGTTTTGTGAAGCAGAAGTTACGATAGGCGTTGAAAATGCCGGAAGCTTTAAAGACTATGTTTCGATTTATGACGACGATTACAATGAGTATTCAGCTATATTTAATTTAGAAGTACAATAAAAAAGGAGAAATTTGTTATGAAAACTTGGAAATTGGTATCTGGTATTTTGTCAATTATTTTATTCGTAGTGGTATCTTTTCAATCTTGCGCGGTTGGAATCGGAAACACGCTTGGGGAAACAGGGGAAGTTGGTGGAAGTGGAGGAATTGTTCTTTCAATCTTAATGCTTGCTGGAGGAATTGTTTCAATCGCTACTAGAAACACAAAAGGAAAAGGCGGGAACATTTCTTTAATTATTCTTTTTGGGTTAGCTTCATTTTTCGGTTTTGTATTGGCAGGAAGTTATACAGACTTGAAAATTTGGGCGGGATGGTGTTTAATCAATGCTATTTTAGCAGTTGTTGCGATCGTAAAAAGTAAGAAAACAGAATAATTTTTGATGTACTGATAGCGGTGGAGAAATCTACCGCTATTTTCTTAAAAAACACTTGACAAAATGTAATTACAATATTAATATGTAATTACATTAAGTGAAAGGAGATGGTATATTGTCACCGATGAAAGGTCAGAAAATTAAAGATGACCCAATCAATAAGCTTGTTCACTTTAGAATAAACGATGAGACAAATAAACAGCTTGAATTTGTTTCTCAAAAAAACAATGTGAGCAAATCAGAAGTGATAAGAAAAGGTATTGAAATTCAATACAAAGAGTTAAAAGAAAAAGAGTAATCGTTCCACCGACCAAAGCGACACGATTACTCCACAAAGCCACAAAGCACACACCAAAGGAGTATGCACAATTATTGTATCTCTTTTTGGTGTAGTTGTCAAACATCGAAAGGAGATTTTTTTATGGAAAAAGATGTAAAACGTACTATTTTACGAGTATTAAAAGGCAAGAAAGGAACCGGTAGAAAGCGTACACAAAAAGAAGTTTATTCTCAAATGCAAAGATATAGACAAATAACTGCAACCGTTGAACCGAATCTTGATTGGGAAGATTACCTCAATCTGATTGATATTGGAACAAAAATCAACGTGAATAACGCAGTGGATTTAGCATTTAGAATAGGCTTTTTAGCTGGAAAGCGGGGAAAATAGTATGGACAAATTTTTAGAAATCACATTTGAAAACCAGATACTTGCAACAAAAGACGGAGATAAATTCGTAGAATATTTCGCTCCGTTTATGGAAAAGCTGAAAGGAATTGTCAGCGCAGAACTGTATGAGGAGTTTGACGAACTGTTAAACGGTTGCGCCAATCAGAATAACATATTCTATGGCGTGCAGGGAATGAAGCTTGCTATGGGTGTTCTTGACGGAACATATCAGTTGACGGTTTAGGAGGTGTAGATCATGAGTGATGTTATGACAGTTCGAAAGAGCTGGAATAGGAAAGATATTACAGGACAAACATTTGGCTATTTAACTGCAATTGGATACGATCATTTTGATGGTAAGAGTAGTTATTGGAAATTTAGATGTAAATGTGGAAACACTGTTATACGTTCTTTAAAAAAAATAAGAGAAGCGAAAACTCCTAGTTGCGGCTGTTACGCAGAAGAAATAAAAGCAGAAGCGAAAAGGAGACGTGATGAAAAAGAATCTAAAAGTAAATACTATCACGAAAATGCAAAATGCAATCGAAATCTTGAGGGAAACAAAATAGGAAAACTAAAAGTGATTAAGTTGCTTTCAGAAAAATCTGGAATAGACGCTGAATATTTGTGCAGATGCGATTGTGGAAACGCTGTAATAAAAAAGCAGAAATACTTGATAAACACTTCTAATAATCACAGTTGTGGTTGTGGAAGAAAGAATGCTGCTTGCAGGGATAAATCAAGGAATAGATTGCTTGGTATATATAGAAATATGATTTATAGATGTTATAACAAGAACAGTTCATCTTACAAATATTATGGAGAAAAAGGAATTACGGTTAATAAGATTTGGCTCGGAGACAATGGCTTTGAAAAATTTTATCAATGGGCAATACATAATGGATATAACGATGAATTGACGATTGATAGAATAAATCCAAACGGTAATTATACACCAGAGAATTGCAGGTGGGCTGACGCAGAAACCCAAGCTAATAACAAAACAAACAACATTCACGTTCAATACGAAGATGAAGTAATGACTTTATCAGAGTTTTGTAGAAAATTAGGATTAGATTACAAAATGTCAAGATTGATTATACAAAATGATTGCGTTTTTTCTGGAGAATATATCGAAAAAATATTGCAGAAAAAAACAAATCCCCCCCTATAGTTAAAATTGAAGTGAAAAATGAACTAAAAAATATCGAAAATTTTATTGCAAAAATTTTTAAAGCCCCCCCTATATACTTTTATGGGTCGAAATTTCAGATAAAATCCGTTGAAAATTTCACACCGATTTTGAACCGATTTTAAGGCTGGAAGTAGTGCGGAACTGCCAAAAAAAACGCGGACTTTTAGCGCATTTCTTCTGGTGATCTGTCGAACTGACAGCGCACAACATAACTGTACACGCTCGTATTTTGACCGTATAGCGCATTTTGTTATAAAAGCATAGACTTATAGCGTAAACGGTAAAAACTTGCTTATATCGTCAAATATAGCCTTTTGCATGGCATTTGTCAAGGTGCAAAGAGAAAAGGCGGACAGAATCCGCCTATTGTTCTAAAATTTCAAAGCATCTTTTGATTTCCGCTAAATCGTGACAGCACATGCCGCCCGGATATCGATAAATTGCCATATAATCGCCGTCATTTAATGGCTGAATGCCGCATAGTGTGGCGCTATAACCTCCATTCCCTTTGATTTTGTAAGGGTATCCATCTTTTCTCATTTTCTCTATTGTTTTATTCATTTTAAAACTTTCTCCCCTTTTCCCTGGGGGCTAGGATATTAATTTTATAACTGGCGGTTATGCTGCCGCCGATCAGCTACAACCCGGAATCTGATACGCTCACGCCGGAAAGCGGATATTTTTCATAAATGGATATATCAACCCTTTTTCTGTCCTCTGCATTTTCCGGGCTTGGAACCGGCTACGGCTGCATTACAGAGCCGGAACGCGTCCGGCTTATAATCTGTTTACTATTTTCACATATCCTAAAATATTTTCGTGATCTGGAATTGCGAAAAACATTGCTCTATATTTGGCTACGAATTTACATTCGTATTCTTTACCGCTTTCACAGATCGCTAAAAAATCACCGTCCTCGTTGTTTTTAATAATGTCTTTAATACTCCATAATTCCATATTTTTCCCTTTCTGGTCTGCCATCATCAGCACCGGGAGACCGTCCCGCGGTGGACGCTCCTAAGAGCGTTTCGGCTGTTTATAAATTACAAAAAAACTTCATCTTCTCTATAGTATTCTTCCATGTCAACAGCTGCACTGAATCGGTCTGAAACGCTGAAAGAATAGCCAAAATCTTTATTATAATTTTTGCTTGCCTCTGTCGCTATGTAGTAGTATGCGTCAACGGCTTTTTCCTTGTCATATGCGCCTTTGATGGCTTTCTTTCTTAAGTTTTCGATTATCGGCGTTATCATTCTTCTGTATAAATCGTCGTCGCTCGTTGCGTATAAAAATAAATCTATGCTTTTAGAGGTTTCTTTGTAAATCATGGATTTTGTTCTTTTCATTGTTTTTTACCTTTCACCCTGTTATAATGGGTTTACCTTTCTTTTTTTTGATTGGTGCCGGTTGTGTGTCTTCCTAGGATTTCAACCGGCTTTTGTTTTATTTGTTGATATCAATATAACACTAAAAATAGTGTTTGTCAACACTAAAAAAGATGTTTTTATAGCAAATTATTTATTGCGTTTCTGATGTGAGTATTGTATAATTACATAAAACAAAAAAGGGAGTGATTTGAATGTTTTCTTATAAGATAGATGTATTAAAGGCGTTGTCTGAACGCGGGTATACATCAACAAGAATGAGGAAAGAAAAGATAATGAGTGAAGCAACAATGCAGAACCTTAGAAAAGGTAAAGGAATTACAACTGACACAATAAACACTATTTGCATTATATTAAGATGTCAGCCATCGGATATATTGGAAATAGAGCCGACTGATGAGGAAAAAATAAGATTTTTTTAACACTAAAAATAGTGTTGACAAACACTAAAAACAATGTTATTATAATATTGTCGAAAGGCAATAACCCAAACGGGAGAAAGGAGAACCATGAACGAGATGACCAAAGAAGAAATGCAGAGATTTTTAAATCGTGAAGCTGAAAAGGGCAGCACAGAGTACGAAGCACTTAAGGCACTAGCGGACATTCTTGGGATTGAATTTCCGGAATTGAAGCAAAAAGAAAAAGCAGAATAACCGGACAGCATAAGCAAAAAAGGGGCGGAGAGATTCGCCCCCAATATTTTTAGAAAGGAAGCGAGGACTTGAAGAACAAAACAAAGAACAGTACAAGGGCGGCTGTGAGTCGATACGATGAAAAATTTGAGCGAGCAATGATAAGAATGCCAATAGGAACTAGAGCAATGATAGCAGACACAGATCTGAGTGTTAACGCTTTCGCGAACGATGCAATAGAAAGACAGTTAAAAGCGTTGGAAATGTTTGATTTTGAGGACGATATAAAGAGTATGACACCGCCGAAAGAAGTTGACGGAAAGCCGGTTTATAACTTTGTGCATGAAAAAAAATACATAAAGCCTGGCAGATGGTGGCATGATGTAGTATTCTTCTGGGATGATCTGGAACTAAATGATTTATTCATTCGGTTCATGGATGAAGAAGAACCGGGAAACGACAACTATAAAGACGGCTGCCGGATCATTTTTGATATTGTAGACACTGCAAGATATGAAATAGTAGATGCAAAATACACGGACGAAGAGCTGGCACGAATGACATACAAGCAGTTAAAGAAGATTCCCGAAAAAGACTTTGGGGGAAAGCAGGACAACGCCGATAAATTAAAACGTAAGTTTAGAAAATACCTGTATAAAGGCGAGAAACAACCGTTATATGATTTTCTCGGAGTTGGTCAAGAATGAACGGAAAACAATTTATTTGCAACAGCTCTATTATGACAGATAGCACTTTGAGCAGATCCGCGAAATGGCTGTATGTGGTGCTGTCGTTCCTGTATGGTCAATATGGCTTTAAAACGGGATATTTCTACCGTACAAATGAACAGCTTGAAAATGATTCTGGAATTGAAAACAGAACATTAAAAAAGTGCAAAAAGGAACTTATTGACGCCGGATATATAAAGGTTTGGCATCATAACACGAATGAAAATACAAAAAATATTAGGGTGTGTTTTTATTCAATTTTGAAGTGAAAGGGGTGTAAAAACATCCCTTTTTTGATGCCTAAAAATATATAAGCATCTTATACGATTTCAAAATAAGCAGCTTATACGCTCAAACATACCGCAAATCCCTATTTTACAAGGGTTCGCATTACTTTTCTAAAACTCTAAAATACATGGATTTTCTATCTTTTTTCTTCAAAATTTCGATTTTATATAAGTTGCTTATATGTTTTTTGTCCTTTAGATGGTGTAAAATTTTCCCCTCGGTATGGTGTAAAAAAATCACCACCTAAAAGATTATTGATAAAGATTACAAGAAGAAAAAGAAATATTAAAGAAAAAGTGGAATCACTGACTGAATCATTTTCGAGGTATTTTGGGGATGATCTGACATCCGATCAACCAGACATTCGGGAATTGATATTTTTTAATCTATGCTTGACAATTATATTTTATCGGTGTATATTATGGGCATACAAACAAACGGTTTTTAATTTATAAAATTAAATACAATTAAATCCGCCCAAATCCCGGCGGTGTGAGAATGGATTCGGGAGATCCGCAACTATATGTTGTGGGTCTCTTTTTTATTATTAAGTGTTAGGAGGTGCGGAAAATGGAGAGAGTACAGGATGCAGAGCAGACAGTCGAAGTATTTGAGAATGAAATACAAATGTATTTGTCTATGTTCTGCGAATCCAACGCGATAGAAAGTGAGTATGATATATTGCCGAGCCAATGGAACGCAGCGCTGAGCTATATTTATAAACACGTTATAAAACCAAATCCCGATATATTAACTATACCTCATACCGTTAGTAATAGTTATAATATTAATGCTGTTGATGATCTGTTAGAGATGTATATCTATATGTGTTACTGCCATAATCAAGAGATAAGTATAAAGGGATTTTGTTTATTATCTGGTATATCAAGAGATACAATACATTCGTGGGGGAATAGTAATACAAGGGCTTATATATACAAGGACTTACAAGGGAATATTATAAGTGATATAGCAGTTAACAACCTGAAAGAAGGGGAGTATATCAAAGAACCAAGTACAGCGGCCTCAGACATTTACAAAAAATTAGTGGAAAATAACGAGGAGTCTCTCGTTTGTTTGCTAAAAGACAGAAGAAACAACCCAATGAAATACTTGCCGATACTTAACAAACGTCACGGTTGGAATCTTCCGGGAGTGAGCAAGGAACGGACTAGCGAAAGAGCATTAACAGCTTCGGAACTTCCGAAACTGGGAGAAGTAAAGCAGATCGAGAGCGAAAAAGATTGATGTATTTTAACATTTAGAAACGGAGAATAATTTAGATTAAAATATATCATTGACATTGGTGCAAATATAATAAAACACGTATAGATGTATTTGATAAATAAGGATTTATTCGATAGATACATATGTTCGATAGTAAATGAATGATACCTACCCCTCTATACACGAACGCAAAAATCTGCCTACTTAGTCCCCCAAATTCCGAAATAAACAAAAAGAGGTATTTATGAGACAGACAGGAGGTTATATGTCGTGATATTAGCACTAACAGAAGAACAGGCAATAGAAATACGAAAAACCGGATTGTCTGTTATACAGTTTAAGTATTGCATCAAGAATGGAATTAGCATAGCGGTCTACAATTTAAGACAATTCCTCATTGCTGCTAAATCAGTATTCGAGAAAATGGGAAAATTATTCAAGCGTGTTAGAGATGTCATTGACGATATTCGGTACTTTTTTGAGACAGTACAAGACAGGCTCGGATATCCGGTTTCAAGAAGATATAATTTTGTGAAAATTCTTGGCAATATTGGATACCGGAAACATGACGTTTGGGTTGCGACTCGCACGTATTTGCCAAGAAGTAACTGCTGATTTCAAAAATTTTTCAAAAAATAAAAAGAGGGTGATACACATGAACGGATGTTGCGGAACTTGCAAATATGGTCACTACGATAAAATGCAAGGCTATGTATGTGTGAATGATGAAAGTGAATATATAGCCGATTTCGTAGAATATGAGCATTGGTGCGAGGACTGGGTGAGTAAAAATGATGAAGATGATTAAGCGGTTATTTTACAAACATAAGCATTTGGATTATGTACGGACAGATTTGGTGAGGCAGAAAGATGATTCGTGGATTACGCATCATGTTTGGAAG